GTATTGATCTAAATCTGCAGGCACACCATTAGCATCTGTAAAAGGCTGTAATTGTCTACTAACAATTTGACCCTTTTCATTATAAACTGGGCCGTATTTCATTGGTACTTTTTGAGGGTTTTGATAAACAGTTATACTTCTACGTCCACCAAAAGCATTAGGGTCTTCTACTAAAAAAGTTTGAGGGTTATCAACTTTCATATTTTCTTTTAATGCTTTTGCTTTTGCTGCAGCAGCTTTTTGTCTTAATTCTGCTTGTAATTTAGCCATTTCATGTGCTCTTTTTGCTTCATCCCTATTTGTTTGATAAGCCCTTTCCTCTAATTGTTGAGCAAGACCTAGTTGAGCTGCAAATATTTCTTTGTCATTTTGTGCTGTTGTAGCATCAAATGCTTTTTCATAATCTAAATAACGTTCAGCCATATATTTATTTTGAGCTTTTTCGTTTTGATCAATCGCTAATATATCATCAGCTAAAGCAGAAGAGGATCTACCTAACACATCAAAAAAACCTGCCATACCTGTTTGTGCTGTTTTTGCACTCATCATTCTCATAGCCCATTTGAATATAGCTATATCTCTATAATTGTTAGTTCCGTCATCACCAGTCATCTGTTGATACGTTTTTTTGTATTCATCAAAAGATTGTTTTTCTCTATCATTTAATTTTTTTTCATATTCATTAATTAATTTTTGAGATTTTAACATATTGCCAGCTTCTATCTCTTGAGCGGAAGCGATTTCCATTAATGAAGTTTCATTTTCAGAATAATTAGCATTACCTGCAAGACTATTGTCGCCATTTGGATTTACATTGTTTTTAATTAAACCTGTCTCATTTGCACTAGCAAAATTATTATCAAGTGTTACTTGAGCTTCTGTCACATCAGCTCCCTCTTCTCCAGACATAATTTTTTCATACATTTCAGGTTCAGTTTGTTTTAAAACACTTTCCATTGAAGTTACATCTTTTCTTTCATCAGCTAATTCACCTTCGGCCTGACTATATACTCTTGCTAAATTTTCAGAGTTTACTAACAGTTGTTTTTGATCGGGTGGTGTGCTTTCAAGATTTTGTTCAGTTGCATCTTTAGTTGAGTCATCAATTATTTGTTCTTCATCTTCTGGAGTTGGTGGAGATAAACCTAATTCTGTTGCTGTTTTTGGTTTACTTGGGTCAAACATTTCTTGACCTTCAGCATTCTCTGGTAACATCATATAACCAGCAGCTATTGGAATTTCGGACAGTAAAGGATTTTTCTTAACAAATTTAGGAGTTATTTCACCTGCTAGTTTTGTAATGCCAGTCTTACCTGCAGATCCTTTAGCTAATGATTTAGGATTTCTTTCGACCATTCCCATTGGTTCACTTAATCTTCTAAAACCTCTACTGTACAAATATGCTCCTGGTCGCAAAAAAGGCACTGATGCAGCTGTTTCTAAACCACTACCAAGAGCCTCTATACCTCTAGCTTTTGCTCCCTCAACATCACCTTCCATGAAATCACTTGCAGCCATAGCTGTATCACCAACAGTTTTACCACCATAAAAAATACCATAAGGCACAGAAGCTGCTGACAGTGTTCTACCTATACCTTGACCAATTGGTGATTTTTCTATTGCTTTACCCGCTCGTTTTGCAAGTCTTGCAGCTGGAGACTGACCTATTCTACCTGCAAGTTCAGCACCTCTTTGCATAACTGGTTGTGCTGCTTGCCTAAGACCCATAGCATACGGAGATAAATAAGGTGCAACTCTAGCACCTAGTTGCATGAGAGGATTAATAAAAGCACCTACCATATGTCCTGGCACCTGTTTCGTGGCTATTTGATATTTATGCCTGAACAATTTTCTTTTTAAAGTTTTGCTCATCCTTTACCGCCTGTGATACCTGTTCCACCAAGAACATCAAAGGCTTTATAAGCTCCGACACCTGCTCCGACAGCTTGAGCAAATGGGTTAACACCAGGTCCTGTGCCTGCTGTAACTTGTGAAGCAGCAGTCGGTAAGGCGGTCATAATCCCTTTTTGGAATTCAATTCTTTGGAAAGGCTCATAGGCTCTAGCTACTTCTGTTTGTCTTTCAGCAGTTAGTGCTCTTTGTGCAATATCTCTTTGAATAGCACCTGCTTGTAGCTGACTTTGAATATCTCGTTGTTGCATTTGTTGTTGTTGTGTGGCCATATCAGAAAGACCTTTTGCTTGATTCAATAATGCTTGTTGCTGAAAAGCCTGTTGTTGTTGGGCTGCTCCTAATGCGGCTTGAAAACCTTGACCTCTCAATTGACCTATTTGTGATAACCTTGCACGTTCTTGTTCTGCACGCTGAATACCTTCACGACCTCCACCAAAAGCACCTGCTCCAATTGCCTGAGATGCGATAGCTTGTTCTTTCATTGCTGCTTGTCTATTAATTTCATCTATAGTGTATCTTTCGTAAGGATTGAAAAAGGCATCAATGTCTGGTCCTTGAAGAGCCTGAGCACCTGCTTGTTGTAAAGCACCTAAACCCTCTTGTAAAGCTGGTAAACCAACACCAGTTGTTTGAGCAATATTAAAACCTTGTTGTTCTAAAGGAGATGCTCCAGCTACCTGATAAGAAGGAACACCTATTGGAACTTTGGATAACTCAATAGCTTCATCATATAAAGCTAATTTTCTTGACTCAATGTCAGGAGCTTCCCTAGAATATGTTGTCTGAGTTGTGTTTGCAGGAGCTGCTGGTGCAGGGGCAGGTGCACTACCACCACCACCTTTTCCGTATTGTCTTAATCCAGTGCATTCGTTTATAGTGCCTGAACCACCTGCTAATTTAAGAAGTTTTGCTTCATCTTTATTTATATGTGCAAGTTCAGTATCTCCACATGTCCCTTTATTTGCAATATCTTTGTAAAGAACATTTAACAACCATATTTTTAGTTTGTTTGGTAATAATTTAAGCAAAAATTTCATATGCATATCCTGTTAGTTTCATTGTTTGTTTTTGTTCTTTCAACACTTTTATCCATCCTTTTCTGCCACAACATTCAATAATATCTAAACCTAAACTTTGTGCATATTTTATAAAATAATCTTCTATCTCTTTTAAATACCTACAAACTTTTTTTCCTCCAATAAATAAAAAACCTAAAACTACTTTTGCTGGATAATAAACTTTTTGAGTTACAACCACAGCTGTTATTTTTTTATTGTGTGTGATAAGAAACATGGTCATTGTTCCCTGTTTTAAAAGATCGTATGTGGTTTTAAGAGTATGTCTGCCATTTGTTTGCACTAAAACTTTTTCTAACCACCCTTTTACTTGATCCCAAAAAACATCCACACATTCTACACTAACTTGTTTTATCTCCATCATTTACAATGTCATAAATTCTTTTTAATTGATCCTGTTGATTGTAAAAAAACTTTGCTCCTTTACTTCTCATATCTTTCATATCCTTTGGATTTGCCCCTGCCATAATACCCGCACCTAATATTGCATCAGCTCGAGAAACAAATTCTCCATCAGCAAGTTGTGCTAACATAGTATCTTCATCTTTATCACCATTACCTGAACCATCTTCAACATATCCCATGGCTCTTACATAATTAGTTGCATCATTCTCATCGTGGTCTATTTTACTTGGTAAGTAATTTACACCACCTTCTCTATATCTAGGAATTGAATTTACAATACCACCTTCAGCTAATTGATATCTAGGCGATTGAAAGTCGTATAAAGACGCTTGTTGACCTGCTGGCTCATCTGCATAAACTGCTCTTTCTCCTATACCTTGAAGATTGTCACGAGCTGCTTGATAAGCTCTAGCATACTCCTCTTCAGAATAAGGTGATGCTTGTTCTAAAGTATCAGCCATAGTTGGAGGAGGGCTTGCTGCTAATGAACTACCTAATTGTCCTGCTGTTGTACCGATACCTATTGATTGTAACGTTGATAAGGGTGCTCTAGCTACTTGTTGTGCAGCTACATTTGCTGCTGCTTGTTGTGCAGCTTTTGTAGAACCTGCCATAAAACTAGCTGTTGTGCCTGACCCTGTTACTCCTGCTCCAGTGCCTCCTACTGCTCCGGCGCCACCACCTGCTGCACCTGCTGCTCCAGCTCCTGCAGCTGCACCACTTAAACCTTGCATAGCATAACCACCAATACCACCTAATAATGCACCTATTCCAAATGATTTAAAAATATTTCTTCCTGATTCGCCTCTTGCGGCTGCTGAGATAGCCCCTATTCCACCTCCGATTAAAATAGGTAACATTAATCCTTGTAACATAAAAACTCCTTAGTTATTAAGGTTTATTCTACTCTGAATCACAAGGTTTTTCAACCTCCTGCTTATTTGTCATTTCGTCAAATAAACGACCAGTAAATTGAAACTCACCTACATGAGTTATATAATCCATAATGTAGCAATATAGCTTACCCCCAATATTTCTCCATAAACGACAGAAAGCAAAGTCTTCACCTAAATAACGTTTGGTTTCTGCATCATAAAATGTATCGAAAAATGCATAAAAATGTGGTCGCCACATCATCTTACCATTAATTACAGTTTTTTGTTTTATATCCATGTTCGGATATTCTTTAATAAGTTTGTCAAAAACTTGTCTTTTAATTAGCATACATCCAGTAGGACAATGAGTTGCTTCAACAATACCATCTTTCATACTTATATCATTGTCATCCTCTTTAAGTAACAAAGGGTACTGATTGATATTTAAATGATACTCCTTCGCATTTGATACACGCCCATCTTTTATTTTTTTATGTAAAGTATCCCACTTTGCAGTTTTAAGTGGGTAAGGTTGTGAAATAATATCTTTATCGGATTCTAGCATTTTAAATATACTACTTGTTTCAAAACATATGTCTGAATCAACAAACAACAAATGAGTATAATCCGATTGCAAAAAAGAACTAACACAAAGATTTCTACCTTGAGTCACTAACGATGATTTCATTAATTGAAACATTACCCTTATGCCTTTTTTCATACACTCTTTTTGAAACTCTAATAAAGTTTGAGTGTAATGAATTGATACATCACTGTGGACAGGTGTAGCTACAAAGATACCGATTGGCTTTTCTTTTTTTATCCAAATTGGTTTAGAGTTCTCTACCATCAACTGCTCCTTGTAAAAAAGATGTCCATTCAAGAGCCTTTTTATCCCAAGAATAAAATCTTTTTACGTAATCTTGTTGTAATTTTAAATGATTTTGTATTAAAGGTTCGTGGAGCGTGTCTCGGCATATCTTAATAGCCTCCGCAAATTGAAAAGCCAAGTTGCCGTAATTTTTTTCATAGTTTACATAAACAGGAAACTCGGCACCTGTTTCATACAATGCTCCATAATTAGTCACTACACAATACAAACCAGCACTCATACATTCTAATAATGATATACAAGATGTTTCTTCCCATATACTAGGGTAGGCATACAAGTGATAACTAGGTAATTTTTTAAGAATGAAATCATTGGGTCTATAACCAATGTAATTTACATTTGATAAAGCCCGCGCTTGATCATACAAATCTTGATAAACATGATCATTGTCTTTTTTAAATTGATCTCCGTATACTTCACAACTACTATATACATCAAGCTCAACATTTTCACCTTCAAGATACTGCATAGCTCCAAGTAAAACATTAAGACCTCTCCAAGGTGTATTTTGATGAATAATTCTTAATCTATCTCCTTTTTTATAATCATTTATTTTAGGAAAACTTGTTACACCATTTTTGATTACATGACATCTATCTGTGGGTAAATCAAAAAATTTTCTATATTGTTCATAATTCCAATGCGAATTAAAAATATACCAATCGTATTTTGTGTGGTTATCTTTGTTATCAAACCATGGCTTTATATTTGGTTGATTAGGAGCATTCTTCTGCCACAAAATATTTATTTTTTCAGTAGATAATGGAATCTTTTCTGGCACGGAGGTGCAAATTTCAAAATGATCGAGTAATTTTGGATCAACACGCTCTACTAAAAAACCATGTTGTAATTCAGTACCCCCTTTAGGATTCATTTGTATCTCCAAAGATTTCTAAAGAAGGAACAAACACTTCAACATCTCTTCTTATATCATCTTCAGTTGTTGGTGTCATTTTGTCGGCAATATCTAATTTTGCTTCTGCCTCTGAAACATAAACCCTTCCAGTAATTTTATTTGAAATTTTTGTTTTAGTTTCACACTTAATTGTTTTCATATCTAAAAAAGTAAGAAAATAATAAGATTAATAATTAAATAAGTTGTCATGCTTTTTAATTTATAGAATAAAAAAAATTAAATCAACCATTTTCTTGCGAACGATCAATTAAAGCGTATGACACACACCCTGTAATCTCGTTTGCTGTGTCTGCTTGTATTTTTAAAATGTCACTAGCCTCAAGATTTAAACTATCTTTTACCATATTAGCACTTGCTTTATTTAACTGTTCGTGACCAATTTCAACATCAGATGATCCACCAGATTTACGTAAAAATAAATCTACATCTACATTGCTTGCTGCTTCGTGACTTGCTTGAACTAATTTGACAATAATTGTTGCATCAGCAGGGCACGTTAAAATTGTAGTAATATTTGTGGTAGTAAGATCAAATGTTTCGCTTTTGTATCGTAATGTCATGACATAAAGTAATTAAAAATATTTTGTTCGTTTTTCAAATCATTCTGAAAAGATGTATTTAACTGTGTAATCAAAGTATCTATACCATACTTTGTTTGTCTTTGGTTATCAACCACATAATTTTCATTAGGTTCTGGTATAATTATATTTATTTTAGCCATCTACTTTGTCCACTGTGTTAAATGATATCACAATTCTTTTACTTTTAAAAGTATGTTTTTCAACATAATGCGTAATAAAACTTGGAAATAATAAAAGTGTATTTTCTTCAATTGGATGTCTATAATTTGAATTAAATATTTTACTGCACCCTATATTATCGCCTAAAGGATGTAAAAACATTGTTGGATTTTTTTTACCCACAACGTAAATTATGCCACTGTAAACTGAACCAAAATGTGTATGAGGATTATGACCCTTATTATTGATGTATGATTGTGCCCAGCTATTAGTCAACGTTAAATTCATAGGATCTAAAATGTCAGTTATTTTTTTTCTTAAATTTTTCATAACAGGAAAATCAAGGATACTGGGTTGTGTATATGATGTAAGTGGTTGATTGTGTTTTAATTCAAAACAAGAATTTATGCCCTTCAATAAAACTTTAATCTGTTCTTTTTCCTGTTCTGATACTTCGCATTTTGTTTTAAAAAACCAATCATTAAATGGATTGAATTTTTCCATTTATCTTCTACCATCCGCTTGTGTATCAGCCCTAAAAGAACCAAACCTCCAGTTTTCGTCAGTACCTTCATTCTCTACTTTGAGAGAAGCAAAACGTGCTCTTGCTCTTGTATCAACTTTATTTGTTGAGGAGGTAATTGTAAACGGACCAAGTCTTGATGATGTCTCAGTCTGAGATGGAAAATCTTTTAAGTTTATAGTTACTTTCGCATTGCCCGATAATACTTTAAAATCTGGTATAAAGCGTCTTATCTTAATAAAAAATTCACCACTGCTTACACCATCACTTACATCAAAATCTCCAGATTCAATAAACGCAGGTATAGCTGTTTTTGCACCTGTGCTATCAACTTGATCTACACCAACTTCATGCTCATATAAAATTGAAGAACCATGTATCGCAGTTGCCCCAGTAATTACTGGAAATGTTGGCACACCACTAGAATTATATTGAGTTCCGTAAGGTTGATCATAAATTGTTTTATCATAATAAGTTGTTCTATCTAAAGAACTTATCGACCAAACGCCTTCTCTATAATTAAAAGTAACATTCCGATCATTTTGTGATGATCCTGCTTTTGGATAAAACCAATTTATTTCAGTAAATAAAGAATTGTATTGACAAAAAACAATATCACCAGCTCCGTAGTTAATACCTAAATCATCAGGATCTACATTTGAAAAAACAAAATCTTCAACCGAACAAGGTAATCGTT